CAAGAGCATCCTGGCCCTGAACCTCTCGGCGGCGGCTATGAGGGCTGGCGAGGCCGTAGGGTTCGTGAGTCTCGAGATGAGCCCCGAGCAGCTCGCTGCCCGCTTCTACGCGATGGCCACGGGGACACCCATCCGCATGCTCGAAAAGGGCGGGTTCACGAAACAGCATTTCGACGAGGTGTGGAACCGAATCGGCCCCCTCTCGAACGACTACCGCTTCGAGGTCACGGACACGCCGCTATCGGATCTTGCGGAGGTTATGGCCGACATGCGGGAGATGCGCGAAAGTGGCATACGCTGGTTCGTGGTGGATTACCTCCAGCTCATCGGGTGCGGCGACGAAGAGAGCATCAACCGCCAGGTCTCTGAGGTCACGACGCACTTGGCTCGGTTTGCGAAGGTGAATGCCTCCACCGTGATCGCGCTGAGCCAGTTCAACCGCCAGACGAGCCGCGACTACTCGCAGCCACCAAGGGCGCAGGGTCTACACGGCGGCATGATCGTCGAGGCCACGGCCGACCAAGTGATCTTGCTCGATCACAGCCGCTACGCGAAGAACGAGCATCTCGCCAAGTCATGGCTGATCGCCGACCTGAACCGCCACGGCGAATCCGGCTCGATCCCGATCGAGTGGGACTACCGCACGCTCGGCGTTAGACAGGCGATGCCCGATGAAGAATCCGAGTGGCCATCGCACCAACTTCGGAGGAGCGCATGAAACCCCTAACAGCCCCGATCCCCCAGCAGGAGAGAGCGGGATGATTAAGAAAGGCCACAAGTCAGTACATGGTGCGATTGCGGAAATGCGACGCATGGGGGCTGACGTGGTGCATGTGTCGTGGGGCGCTACGGGTCATCCGAAGGAGTGGTATTGCTCGGCCTCAACGTCGCAGCCACCGATCCGCTCTGAGTTTTCCTTCGCGGACAGTCTTACGGAAGTAATGATGGGTACGCTTGCTAAGGTTCGCTCCTGGCCCACCCCCGGCAGCGAAGAACCCACCCCACCGGAGACGAAGCCATGAGCCTCACGCAATTGAATACATACCCAGAGCAACGCTGGTGGCAGCGGTGGCTCCAGAAGCTCGTAGGCGGGCAGGACTTGGTGGCCGTGGTCGCGACCTATCACTACCACGACGGTCGCACGGCCACTGAAGTCTCTTGGTTCCAGGGCGTGAACATGCGCGAGCCCGTTACCGTGGATGTCGAAGACTCCATAGCGGTTGCGATTATGCTGCCGGAGACGAAGCCATGAGCGACGTAGACGAGAGAGCGGAGCGGCTGTGCGAGGCCGTGGACGTGGTGATCGGCCGTATCTTGCAAGCGCAGGCCGATGTGACGCGCGCCACGCCGATAGCTTCTGACTTTTGCGCTGCCATCGTCGAGGAGCTGGGGATCACGAGCGAGGACGTGGACCTACTGCGCGGCGAAGCAACCATGCGCGGCTTCATGGCGATGGAGGATGACGAGAGCCCGCTAGACCGCAAGAAACAAGCGGCCCTCAACACGCTCGCCGACGCCCTCGACACACTCCTGAGAGCAGCCCGGCCCACGAGCTACGCAGAGCCCCCTACGCCATGAAGAACTCTGCGGTATTGCCGAACAAGGACCGAAGGGGTAGGATTTAGCCATGCCGAAAAGGCCGCATGACCAGCAAGCGAAAGCGATTGCCAGGGTCAGGACGAAGTTCCGCGAGCACTGCCACGCATCGCTCGACGCCTACCTGAGCGAGCCTGACGAAACCACGGGCCTCCCTACAATCGACGTGCTAATCGCCTACATGGGCCAGGGCTGGGGCATCAGCGTGGGCGTGCAATGTCGCGAGCCTGAATCCGATGCACCGGCGAACGGCGAGACGAAGACCGAGGCGGACGTAGGCAGGGCGGCGTTCGGGCGCATTGAGGTCGTGAGGTCGTAGGTGGCGAAGGGCAACGGTAAACCCGGCCCCAAACCCGGAGAGCTCGTCCCCCAGGAACATGGCGGCGCGCTCAGGAACGGAAGCGAGACGCCAGGGCCAGGCCGCCCACCGTCCGAGATCCGCAAGGCAGCCCGCCTGGCGTTCGCCAAGCGCCTGCCGGTACTCGAGGAGATCGCCGACAACGCCAAGCGCGACGCTGACCGCATTGCGGCCATGAAGCTACTCGCCGACACCGGGGGCGTGGACAAGATCGCGCTGACACTTGACGAGCAGCCCGAGCGCGTCATGACGCCCGAGTTGCGGCGCGAGTGGTGGGAGAAGCTCAAGCGTGTGAAGTCGTTCCCCGAGTTCGAGCGGGTGTTGCTCAAGGCCGGTGGATGATCGACGCGCTGACGCCGATCGAGAGGTACGGCCCGCTCGCCGACTTCCCGTGGCACGAACAGCAGAAATTCACGCTGTCATCCGCGACGAACAACGTGCTATGCATCGGTGGCAACCAGTCGGGCAAGAGCATGGCCGGTGTCGGTGCCGTATCGCGAGTAGTCAGGCGCGAGGGGCCCGTATACCGCCGACTCAGGAACCCCGAGGGCCGCCCGCTCAAGATTTGGGTTAGCCCGCAAAGCTTCGAGAAGTACAAGTCGAACTGGGAGAGGCGTCTCGTCGATATCGTGTTCGGTGGCATGGACGTGACGCACGACGTGAGGGTCGGCTACCGACAGACACCGACGCCCGTGTTCACATGGGACGACGACTGCGCGACAGGCAACGAGCTCTGGGGCAAGAGCCAAGACCAGGGCTTCATGGCGTTCGAGTCCGACGTGGTCGACCTGATCGTTTTCGACGAGGAGCCGAAAGATCAACGGCTTTACACGTCTGCGGTGCAGCGGCTCGCGACGACGAACGGCGTGATCTTGTTCACGTTCACGCCGCTGCTCGGCATGAGCTGGACGCACGCCCGCTTCTACCAGCCCACGGTGAGGCCCGAGCACAAGAAGGCGGAGCGGGTGTGGCGTCGCGGTAACGAGATCACGGTCATCGAACAGGGCATGGCGGACAACCCTGAGGCCGTGGCGGGCGGTGGTGTCGCTCGCATCCAGAACGATCCCGGCATGACCGAGGCCGAGAAGAACACACGGCTCTACGGCAAGTACGGCTACGCTGAGGGCCTGATCTTCCCGGAGTTCGCGACGCTCACGGCCGACAACGAGACGTACGTGATCGACGGGCTGCCGAAGGGTCGGCCCTACTCGTGGTTCCTGCTTTGCGACCCCAATAAACGCCACGGCGCGCTCCTGGCCGCGATCGACCACGAGAACAATCGCTACTACTGCGCCGAGCACTACGCGGAGAACAAGCCCGACCGACTGCACGCGGCTGCCTACAAGAAGCTACTCGCCCCGTTCGGACTCATCGACGCGAGTGGCCAGACATCGCCAACGCTGCTGATTGCGTCAGATCCGGGCGGAGCCGGTGCCCAGGCGATCGTCAACCTCGCCGACCACGGCATCTACGCGCGTCCGGTGCCGAAAGACGCAGGCTCGGTCAAGGCCAGCATCGAGCTCGTGAGACGCGCCGCGTGGATCGACCCGACGCACTCGCACCCGGTCACGGGCACGGAAGGCGCGCCGCACTGCTACTTCCTCCGCTCGCTCAGGAGCCAGTGGAAGATCGCGGGCGTCGACTACAACGAGTCACGCCTGATGTGGGAGCTTCGCCAGTACCGCCAGAAAGAGGCGAGCCCGCCGGACACGCCGGTCAAGGAGCTAGACGACGTCGTGGACCCGATGCGCTACCTGGAGCTGGTTAGGCCGTACGCGCCGGTCTACGTGGACACGACGGAGCAGCGAGAGCGGGCGAAGCTCGACCGGCTCAGCAGGAAGGCGAGCGAGGAATTCGATGATCTTGTGAGGCGCCAGCAACAACAGACGGCGAATGCCGGAGGGGGGTTCTGGTGAGTGAGAACGGCCGGACATTTGAATGGGTGGAGGAGCTTGTGCGCCAACGGTGGGTGCACCTGTGCACGGGTTCCACGAGGGAGGCGGCGCTCATCCGCAAGGAGTTGTTCGACGCCGGGGTGGAGATTGCGGACGTGGCCGAGGGCACGCGGTGGTATGCCGACGGCTGGGTGCCCAAGCCGTGATCTACGCCCTCGCCGCCGGCCTCACCATCGGCTATACGCTCTGCTACCTCGCCTATCGCGAGGAACGGAAATGGCTGCGTGCCGAGCTACGCGTCGCCCACGCCCAGATCGCGCACGCCGTGGTTCACGAAGGCGCGACGGTGCCGGCGAGGCTCGAGCCCGCGCCACCGCCCGAGCCGCTATCAGGTGCGCTCCGCGAGTGCGTAGAGCAGTGGGACACAGCCGAGAGCAGGGCAGTCGAGGAAGCGAAGATACGCGGCTGGCAGGCCGAGGGCTGGGGTGAGGCTGCGATACTCAAACAGTACGGGGTGAGGACATGATTGAGGTTGGCGCGGTCTCGCGCGAGTTATGGAAGATGCATGAGGCACTCCTCAAGATGCAGGAGGCCTTGGGTTCGCTTGAGCGCGAGTTGGCCGAGGAGCGTCGCGGACAGCATGAGGCGATGGCTGGCTTGGTCGCAGCGACTGGATATCAGCCGGCCCTCCCTCAACCGGACGGCCACCCATGATCCGCCGCGCCTCCCTGCGTCGCGAGGAGTATGAGTGGGAAAAGACGTTCGGCGATCCACGCACCGCGACTGCTCACGTCAAGGCTTATGCGGCACTCGTGGGTGGTCGGCAGGCCACGTCTACGCAAGCTTGGAAGGACCTTGTCGCAGACAAATGGAACGAAGCCCTCCTGCAAGCAGACCACCCGTGACCCACCTCTCCCCCCGCCAGCGCGAGATCGTGGTCCTCGTGGGCCGCGACGGCAAGGCGTGGAAGACGGTCGCCCACGAGATGGGCCTGCATGTCTCGACGGTGAGGAACCACGTCCAGGCGATCTGTGCGAAGTACCGCGTCGACCGAAGCCCGCGCGAGGCGATGGTGGAGGTCTACTGGCGCGAAGTCCTGGGCCACAGCACCCAGGGCGGCAACGGCCACGCCTAAATAGCCGGATTTAGCCCGCCCTAATCCGCCCGCACATTCCGTGCGTGGCCACACAGCAAGATCCGCGAAGACTCGGCGAGCCCGTTACACCGGGCGTTAGCGCAGACGAGCGGCCCCCAGCGTGGACGGACCAAGAGGAAGCCCAGTTCCGCAATTGGTACTGGATTCGCTCACGGCTGACCGACACGTCGTCGGACCCAGACGACCCGCTTCATTACTACGACTACCGGCGAGCTTTTAGGGCCGGGGTAGAGCCCGTCGTAGGCGAGGACGGCGCGTATCACTGGCCGAGCAGATTCAAGCGTCTCGGCCATCCTAATTTGGTCGTCGACGGGCTGGACACTCGCACACAACTGCCGGTCGATTCTGGTTTGCAGGGTCGGGCCACGACCGCGCGGCTGCTGGCTAACAAAGACCGCCTGCGCGACCAGTCCTGATGGCTAGCCTCAAGGACACCCGCGGCGAGCAGTATCCCGCGCCGGGCTCCGACCCCAAGAAGGTCGTGGGCTACGTGCAGCGACTACTCCAGGACGGTGACGCCGACGCGCTGAACCGCTACAAGCGCGCGACGCACAACCTCCTGTTCTCCGACGATCGCCAGTGGATCGACTGGAACCTCAGGGACAAGGCGTGGAAGGAAGCGCCCGCGCCAGAGGGTCGTGTCCGGGTCACGATGGACTACGTGCGCCCGATCCTCCGCGCCCGCATGCAGCGGCTCCTCTCGGGCGAGATGAACTGGCGGGCCGTGCCCGACTCGAACGCGCACGAGGCGAAGGACCGCGCGACGGTCGCGACGAACCTGCTCCAGTCTCGGTGGCACGGCTCGTCAATGGACGCAAACGTGCGCCAGGCCGAGTGGCTCGCGTTCAGTTGCGGCGTCGCGTACCTGAAGCCGTTCTGGAACCCGGAGCTCGGGAGCCTGATGAGCGCGACGATCGTCGCTCCGCATCCGGTCACCGGCCGGCCCGCCGAGTACAAGATCACGCCTGACGGTCAGCCGCTCGTCGATCCCGAGACGGGCGATCCGCTCGACCAAGCCGAGGGTGCGTTCACCTACCGGCCCGGCGACGTCGATACCGCGGTGCGTTCGCTTTTCAACGTCCGCCTGAACCCGGACGCGAATGGCATGTTGCCGTCCGAGGGCTTCCGCTGGCTCCTCGACTGTGAGGTCATGCCGATCAGCGTCGTCAAGGAGAAATACGGCGACGCGGCGAAGAACGTGCAGACGGTCGCCGGCATTGCCCAGCTCAAGCAGTACGAGGGCCTGATCCGCTCGGTCGGCAACAGGACCGGAGCCAGGGCTGGCAACGACCTCCTTGCCGGTAGGGACGGCAAGCAGATCCCGGACAAGGAGCTCACGCTCGTCTGCGAGTACTGGGAGGCCGCGTCCGACGGACTGCCGGGCGGGCGCCTGGTCATCATCGCGGGTGACGAGCTGATCGGCGACGAGCCGCTACCGCAGGGCTTCGTGCCGCACATTCCGATCTACGACGAGCGCCGACCATTCGACGCCTACGGGCGCCCGACTGTCGATTCCCTCGTGCATCCGCAGAAGGTCATCAACAAGCAGTGGTCGCTAGCGCTCGAGGAACAGGCGCTCGCGGGCATCGGGCAGTGGGCCATGTTCGACGTGCCCGGCCTCTCGGACCAGATCACGAACCTCGCCGCCGCGCACATCAAGATCCCCGTCAGCTCGGCGGTCGCGAACAAGAGCATTGGCGACATCGTGCAGCGCATCCCGCCGGCTCACGTCTCGTCCGATCGCTGGCGGCTGATCCAGGAAGCGAAGGCCACGATGTTCGACATCGGCGCCTTCCACGAGATCCAGCGCGGTCAGGTCCCGCCGGGCGTTGATTCGGGGATAGCCGTCCAGCTTCTCCAAGAAGCCGAAAGCGGCCAACTCGCCGACGCCGTTCAGACGCTCAAGTCCAGCCTGATCGGCTGGGGCCAGCACGTGCTTCGCCTAGCTAGGTGGGGCTACGGCGAGGACGAGGAGCGCTGGATCCCGGTCGAGCGGCCTGATCTCGGCTTCTTGGTCGAGTCCGTGAAGGGCTCCGACCTGCCCGACCCCGATACGGTCACGATCACGCTCGACGGGTTCAGGCCGCAGTCCGAGGCGGCGACGCGCGCCGAGATCAAAGAGGGCATGCGCGAGGGCTACATCGACCCCGTGCAAGGGCTCAGGCTCATGGACCTCGGTAGGGGCGTCGAGGGGCTCTACGAAAGCCAGACGCGCCACTACGCACGCGCGAGGGGCGAGAACCTCGCGATCGAGCGGGGCGACGTTGCGCTGATTGAGGCCCCCGAAGGTACGCCGCTCGCCGGCATGCCCGCGCTCATCCATCCGGAAGACGGCTCGCCGTACCTGCTCCCGTCGAACGACGACCACCCGAACCACATCCGGCTGCACGAGGAGATCCTGCTGGACGACTCGAAGCCGTGGGCCGTCCGCCAGATCGTCGCCATCCACATCTCAGAGCATCAGCAGATGATGGCGTACCAGCAAGCCCAGCTCGTGAACGCCGAGCTCGAGATCGAAAGCCAACGCAGCGAAGCATCCGCGGCTACACAGGCCGCATAGGTCAACCCTCCGAGGAACCACGAGGAAGCCCAAATGGAAGAGTCCACCTGGATCGAAGACGGCACCAAGACTGCCGAGCCGGTCACGACCGAGACGCCGGAAGCAACCGCAACCGAAACGTCCGAAGCGGTCGAGGTCGTGGCCGGTGAGACCACCGACGAACACGGCAAGTGGGTCGCGGCGGAGACCGCCGAAGCCGTCGAGGCGACCCCGGAGACCACGGAGGCCGTCCAGGCTGAGACCGCCGAGGAGGCTGTCCGCAAGTTCATCGAGGGCAAGCTCGGCGAGGAAGCGTTCCAACTTCCGGAAGACGTTCTGCTGCCACTCAAGCGCGGCAAGGACATCGACTACCGGCCGCTCAAGGAAGTACTCGCCGACGGGCTTAGGCTGAACGACTACAGCCGCAACATGAACTCCCTCAAGGAGAGGGAGCGCGCGTTCGAAAGCCGTGAGGCCGAGGGGGCCAGGCAAGAGCGCATCGTAGCGGAGAAGGAGAAGTACCTCGCCGAGCGCGAGGCAGAGATCAAGGCTGCGCTCAGCAACCCCGAAAGCGCGGCCGCGTACGAGCAGCATCTTCGCATGCTCGAAACGAACCCGATGTACCGGAAGGCGTTCGAACGAGACTGGACCGCCCGGGAAACCGAAGTCCAGCTCGCCGAGCTCCAGGAAGATCGGGAC